TGGTATTCGGAATCCCACTACTGATGTTACAATGTCAGGATATGGAGTTTCTGAGTTAGAAGAATTAGTGTCTGTGGTTACATCTCTTGTCTGGGGAGAAGAATATAACAGACGTTTCTTCAAGCAAGGTTCTGCGCCTAAGGGTATTCTTAGGATTTCAGGCTCAATGCCTGATCATAAATTGAATGAGTTTAGGCAGAATTGGAACTCCACTATGCGTGGTGTCCAAAACGCCCACCGAACTCCGGTTCTCGAAGCAGAGAAAGCTGATTGGATTGATCTTCAGCGCAATAATCGGGACATGGAGTTCACTCAATGGATGGAGTTCCTAATTAAGGTAGCTTGCGCCATTTATACCATAGACCCTTCTGAGATTAACTTCCCTATGAGTGGCTCAGCTGGCTCTTCTCCTATGTTTGGAGAAAACAAAGAGTCAACATTGAAGTTTTCTCAAATGAAAGGTCTTTATCCCATCCTAAAGTTCCTACAAAAACGCATCAATAAGTATCTTATTCAGCCACGCAATCCTAAGTATGAGTTTGCTTTTGTTGGTTTAGATGCGATGACACCTAAGGAACAAGCCGAACTGGATGAGAAGTCAGTTAAAACCTACAAGACGGTGAATGAGTTGAGGAAAGAAAAGAACCTCAAGCCATTGCCGGGCGGGGATATATTGCTTGATTCTACTTTCGCTAGGGCTGTAAATGCAGAGAAACAGAGACAAATGATGGATGATAGCCAAGGATATGAGGACGGCGGTGCCGGGGCAGAAGAAGCCATTATTTCAGGTAAATATCCCGGCGGTGAGGCTGAGGAAGAACTGGATAAAAATAATCCAATTATCAAATCCTTAGAGGAGTTCTTGATTGGCATCAATACGAAATAATAACATTTAGTAAATTAGATAATGAAAAACGACACGCACGATTATCCTATTGTAAAGACAGTAGACGGTCAATTCCCACCTCAATTGAAAGAGGTTGACACTTCGGTAGCCGGGACGGTTACTACATTTGAAGGTTGGTGCCCAAGAGGGGCTAAAACTGATGAAGCGAAGTGGAAAATTCGTAAGACAGTAGCTGTAACAGCATCTAATGTGACTACAACTACTACATCTTTTCCTGATGGAGATGATGAATTCAAATTCAAATGGTCTGAGAGGGCAACGCTTTCGTTTGCTTACTAATCGTATGTCTTAGAGAATTAACAGATGTTTAACAGTTAAAAACTTTTAAAATGTTTTATAGTCTAATCCTCAAATCGAAGCAAACGTTTATGTGGTCTCATTTCTTAGTGTTTTTGGTGTCGTTGATTATGCCAATCCTGCCAGCAATAGTGATAACTGGTGTTCTCATCTTCACTGATTTTGCTACTGGCTTATATGCGGCTCACAAAACTAAGAAACGCATCACTTCAAGCAGGATGAGAGACACTATTGATAAGATATTTGTCTATAATACAAGCATCATACTTGCTTATTTGATAGAGAGATACATGCTTCAGGGGGCTTTTCCGGTTCTCCGTGTAGCGCTTGGCTTTATCGCATTAGCTGAGTTCAAATCAATTTCTGAGAATTTCCATAAAATAACTGGGATAAATCTACATAAGAAGATTTTATCCTATTTGAAAAAGAAACACGACTTAGAACTTTAGATAATAATGGCTTTCGGCGTTAAACATATCGTAAAAGAGACCCCTAAATGGGCAACTTGGATGTTCAGAATTGTCTTGGCTCTGACTACAGCGGCGTCAATATGGATAAGCGGAACATCCATCATTGAGGATTCTATAAAAGTAGAAATAATCAATGGCTTGAAAGTTTTCGACTGTTTAGCTTTAGTATTTTCTAAAATGTTCGGTGTTGATGTAAATGTAACCACTGATAATGAAGGAAATGAACAAACTACAGACGAAACACCCGCTAATTAATCTAAAAAACATTATTATTCTGTTGCTCCTCTTAGCTGTAATGGCATTAGGAGCAATAGTTATGTTAAATAACAACCGAAGTATTAGTCCTAGTCAATATAAGGCATTAGAGGACTCAATTCATTCCTATCGGGATAAGGATGGTAATCATATAGCTACCATTCGATCTTTAGAGTTTGCTAATGCTAAGCAACTTTTGCGTCTTGGAGCACAAGATAGCTCCATTAGATGGTTACAGCAATCTATGAGGGATTTTAAAGGTGAAGTTAGGGCTGCTATAGTATTGGGCATAAATACAGTATCTCAAGGGTCATCCTCTACTACAATTTTACCCGGAGACACCATTAGAAGTGGCGACACTCTCAAGCTATATCCGCATTATGAGACTAATTGGTCTAATAAATGGGAATTAGGGCACATCAAGGCCACTAAAGATTCTATATTCAGAAATATAAAAACTATCAATGAGTTAGAGATTATTACAGGGTATCAGAAGAATCGTTGGATATTCTTCAATTCTCCAGACCTTGAGGTGAAAGTCAAAAATCTAAATCCTAACACAGTCACTCAAGAGCTAAGAAGTTTCAACGTTAAAAACGAAACAAACAGGTTCAGCTTAGGAGCGAGTGGGGGAGTCATGTGGATACCGGGATTAAATCCTAAGCCGTACATAGGTATTGGAATCAATTACGACATAATAAGATTCAAGAAGTGGCGAAAACGCTAAAAAAACATAATCACGGGAAAGACCTTCCCCGGTACAAGGTAGTTGTAGGCTATGAGAAAGACTTCAAAATGGCCTATGCTAAGCACTTAGGTACAGCAATAACTACAGTAATAGAAAAACTTAATGATACTAACCCCAGCCCAGATACAGGAATTAGTCAAGATAATTGAAAATCAACATCTCATTTTCTTGGCTAATACAGTTGGGACTGGTATTCTCTCCCAATCTGACTTAGATATTCTAACTAGTCATGGGATAGATGTGACTAAATTACCCACATATGGTGTAGTTGACGATGCTTTTCGTTTCGGAATATTAGCGGATGCGCTTGGAAGCGAGAAAGCTAAGAAAATGTCTTATAGTGATTTCAAGAATACCCTAAAGAGTGGCGGTTTCCTTCCCTTAACTAAGGCAGAAAAAATTAGTCTTGATCACATAAAGCAACGCACTTATAGTGATGTAACTGGATTAGGTACTAAAATCGGTAAAGATTTAAGCAATATAGTCATAGAGAACTCTAAGAAACAAAGAGCGCAATATGAGAAAATTCTACAAGATACAATAGCTGCTGGCGCTGAGAAGAGCAGGTCTGCTCGTGAAATTGCTTCAGATTTAGGCCACGCCACAAAAGATTGGGCAAGGGACTTCGATCGCATAGCTGATTATGTACTTCATGAAGCTTTTGATACAGGTAAAGCCATGTCCATACTAAGAGAAGCGGAGGCGGCTGGTGAAGAAGCGTATGGCTACAAAGAAGTTTATGAAGGAGCATGTCAGCATTGTATTAGTCTTTATCTAACAGACGGCATTGGAAGTAAGCCCCGGATATTCAAAATGTCTACACTCATTGCCAACGGCTCTAATATTGGTCGGACGGTAAAGGAATGGAAACCCGTGATAGGCTGTACTCATCCTTGGTGCCGTTGCGAATTATACCATCTCAGACCTAATAATGAGTGGGATTCAGAAAAGAAAATGTTTGTCCTTAAACGTAACACCTACGGAGTTACAAGGAAATCTAAAATCAAAATCATATCGGAATAATGGAAACATTAGTAAACACCTACATTGGGGAAGCTCTCATCCCCAGAGGCACCATCGCCTTAGACATTCAGGGAAGAGATTTTATGATAAAACGTGATGTTTACATGAAAATCACTAAAGCACAAGATGGGGAATTGACTTTTGAGCACGATGGGGAATTTTATTTCGTTAAGGCTCATCAAACCTCTTTCAGAAAATACGAAAATCCCATCGAAATTCTACCTGAGAGCATCGAAAAGTCCGAATCCAATACTTTGCCCACCGTGGAGGCCAAAGGTCACGATAAAGGCGAAAAATTGTCCGAATCAACTGGTGTAGATTTCGCCTACAAAAAATATATGGACAAATCTCTTGGTAGGAAGAGAGAGCAAATGCCACAATTTGATTCTGATACGTTGGCCGATGTGTTGGTTCACTTCGCACAGAAGGTTAAAGTAGTGAAAACAAAGAGAAAATTGAGTTCTCTCAAGCCAGCCCAAGGCGAAATCAATGAAGATAAGATTTTAGAGCGAATAAAGTCTAAGTATGATGGATGGAAAGATCGTGAGTACATTATCAGCTTAGACGGTTACATTATGGATGGTCATCATGATTGGGCTCATGGCTTAGATATTGATGAAGATGCGGAAGTTGACTGTTGGCGCATTAATCTGCCTATAAAAGTCTTATTAGTTAGAGCGAATAAGCTAAATGTAGCTAAGAAAAAAGATATTGAGGGCAATGAAATCGAGAAGGGAAAGCATGAGGAGATGGTTCAAGTTCACGGGAAGAACAAGACTTTCTACAGAAAGCAGATGGTAGGCCATAAGGATGAGCCT